TTACTTTTTTTTATCATCTCGCTCCTTTTTATTTCTTAAAGATTGTCTATAACTCTCATCCAACTCATCTTGTTCTTTTTTTAACATATTTTCTTTTTTTAATTTTTCAATTAGTTTATGATATTCCTTTATATCTTTATCACTCATCGTCATTTTGTTTACCAAATATCACTTTCCAATTATCTCTATACTCATCCGTTGATGGCCTTGACACACCATCAAATGCAAACCCACTCGTTTTAGTTTTCTTAGGTTTAATGTTTTTACCTTTTTCATCTCCTTTACCTAATTGAGGTTCAATGTATCTTCTACCTTTTTTCATTTATATTTTCTTATTGTTGTTAAAATTTTATTCATTAATTCTTCTGTTTCTCCATAGCCCTTACATTCTCCTTTAGCAGCGTTAGCCGGTCTTGTTACAAATGAAAAATTTTCTACTGAGTTATTTCTATTATTTCCATCTTCGTGTTCAACTTGGATATAACTATCTTCAACATTAACTATTTCATCAGTTAATTTACATCTTACGTATGGGTACATAATAGGTTCACCATTCTCATGATAATCTTTTTTTCCCGTCCATTGATTTACTGCTTGAACTTCACCATGTTTACTTTTTGATGTAATTCCCGGAAATACTTTTCCCCAATATTGCCATATTTTTGGTTCTTTTATAATCATATTAGTGCGTGAAATTTTTCTTTTTGTATCTCCATAAAAAAAATGTCTACCTTTCTTACCAATATGTGTAAAGGTATGGACAAAAGGTTCTTTAGGTTTTCTTGAAGAATATATAAATCCAAAAACTTTTCTTTTAAAACCTTTACTTCGTTTTTCATGTCTTTTTTTTGCCTTTTCTTTTTGACCTTCCCCAGCGTGATAGGAAATACTGCTTTTACTAAATCCAGTTTCTTTGTTAATTTGACCATAACTATATCCTTTATTTCGTAATTCTATTATTTTTTCTGCTTTACCTTCCTTAATAGACTTATTGGTCCTCATTTCCTAACCGTGATCGTCCACGGTGCGTTAGCCGTGCGCAATCCTTCCTTACTCTCGTCCCAATATCTTTTACAAAGATTTCCTGAGCCCGCTATAAACTCATGTTGATTATCCGGATGAGGATCGTAAGGTCTTTTTATTTTTTTACCATCAGACTTTGAAAAATAATTTATAAAATATTTATTGGTCATTTTAAGGTCCTCCTAAATATGCCATACCATTAACAGTAGGTTTGTTTTTTGGAACGTACATAGTGTATTTTAAAGTTAATTCTTCTCCAGCTTTTATATTTTTTATAACGGTAATAGTCCATTTATCAAATCCTGGTTTCATTCTAATTTGAATACGATGACAATTGGGTTCTTCGCTATGATTAATAAAACCACCTAAAGGAGTTCTAATTAATAAATTTTCATTTTCTTCGTGGTGAATGGAACTTATTCCAGAGGTGTCTATTCGATAATGAGACTCTCCTAAATTACACCCCACACTTAAATCTCTTGTGGTAAAAACTCCCTGGCCCTCGATGCCTGAGTCTTTAATAGTGAGTCCGTCTGGTAAAGGTTTATAATTCATTTCTTAAACCATATGTTGTCTCTAAATTTACTTAGATCAACCACATTATCATTAAGATCTTGTAAATCCGGTTCATAATAATCAATAATTTGTTCTATCTTATGTAATTTAGTGTTGGTATGGGGCCATAATATTTTTGCCACAAAGAAACAGTCTTTGTTTAAACAATGCCAACGCCATTGTTTTTCTTTTTTTAATAATGATCCAAACTCTAAAGTCTCATGAACTAATTCCATGACATTTCTATCCGTCATAGACATTTTCATTTTCCAAACTTTATTTCTATGACTAATAGTGCCTTTAGCATCAAATAGCCCTGCAATATAAGAGATATCTAATTTATAATTATCATTCATTTTTATCTTTCATCATATATTTTAGTACCGTTGTATAAGGATTAGATTGTAAATCCTTAGTGCAACTTGACATCATCATCTGTAACAAGATTAATACCATTATCAGTGAAAATAGTTTCGGGCTCATGTACATAAAATTCTCCTTCCGAATCACAATCCCAACATTGATGAATATGTGGTTCTACTTCTTCTTTCATTATTTTAACATAGCCATTGCCATTACATGTTGGACAGATAGCTTTGTGTACTCTATATTTTTTTAATTTGACCATTTAATTTTTTCGCTTTCTCATTTGCAATTGATTCTATGGTTTTTGATATTGATAGTCTTGCATCGGGCAATAATACCTTCGACAAAGAGATCAATATCTTATATGTATCATGTGTTAGAGATACATTTCTATATTTAGTTATATCGGTCATGTTTTTTACCTTTCATTTATTAATGATGATAATATAGGAGATTAATTTTAAATGTCAATGACAAAATTTATTTTATTAATGCTCATTTGTAGCGGCATTCCTGGTAATCAATGTAAATCAATAAACACACCTATTATAGAGTTTAATAGCTATCATGAATGTGCTTATTATGGCTATGATTACTCAAGTATAATGTTAAAAGATTTAAATCCACAGACGGTCGATGAGTTTAGAATGTTTACTGCGTTTAGTTGTAAAGAAAATCACAGTATTTGACAATGTGTCTAAATTGTGTTAGGGCTTTGGTTCTCACCACAATAACCTATCCATCACTCTCTCTTTGGATAGGTCTATCCACACATACAACCCATGAAGTTTCCACTGCCATCGTTCATAATGTGTAAATTCAGAGTATCAGCATAACCAGATAATTTAAGTCTAAGTATTTCACACAAATCAAAACAATCAACTTCAGCAGTTATAACAATGCCTTCCATTATCTTTTTTGTTACAGGTATTAATTGATACAAACCATCATTTAAAATTATTAAATCCATCAATCCTCTTTTGAGTGATATTTAACATCATATTTTTTTGTACCGTGAGATATTATTTTATTAATACTAGGTGCCTTTAATTCTAATTTGGCGTAAGGTTTCCAGGCTTTACATATTAGATTAAGTTCTAGTATTAGATCTGACCATTGTTTTAAACTAATATCTTTACTGGTTATAGTTAGTTTTTTCATGTGATCCTTGCTATATAATCAAATATAGGTCTTGTAGGTGTAGCAGATTTTTCCATTACCGTTTTTCTTTTTTGAAAAAAATCAATTTTTCCTTCTTCCGCTTGTTTTGCAAATGCATCAGGTATAACCGCAACATCTTTAGGAAAACGCACACCTGCAGAACACCTATCTTCTGATAAATTACCAGTGTAATAAACAACTGATGAACCTTTTTTTGAAGTGTCTACCCATTTTTCTACATCTTTTATATTCATTGTATTTTCTCTCTTTCCTTTGTTTCTATATTATAAATGCATCCCTGTATTAAACAAGGTAATGTAAAATCTCTTGGTTTAGGATCTTTACCTACCAAATTAATTCCACATTTAGAGCACTCACCTCTTGCCATTAGATCTCCAGAAGTTCCACCTACTTTTTCTAACAGTGCCCATTTTTTTTCTTTAATTAACTTAGCAGCAAATCTTAAACCTTCTACGACATTTTTTGGATCGTATTCAGATCTAACAGCTGTTAAAATTAATTTTTTATAAGCGTTAGCAACTCTAGCTTCGTTTTTTAATTGTTTTATTTCTTGTCTTAAAGTATCAACATAAGATACTTCTTTTGTTTTTCTTGCTTTCATATTGTTTCCTTTCATGTCCTATATATAGGATACCTAGGGATGTTTGTCAACCCTGGCCTTTATATCTTGTCTGTTTTTTTTGGCGTTTTTCTGATTTATTTTGACTTTTTTTATGTTTTCGAGGCCCTCTTTTCTTGGGTTTATCACGAGGTGTGAAAAACTTAAAACTTTGTTTAGCCACTATTTAGTCCATTCTTTAACGAATGGTACACCTCCATCTTCACGTGCTGGCATAACAGGTAAATAACTTATCTTACCATTAACGTGTTGCTCTAAATCACAACCACAATTCATACATCTATATAATTGATTTGTAAGTCCAACCAATGTTGTATACTCATCACATGTTGGACATCTACCATTAACTACTTCTGCTGATACTTTCATTAGTTTGATAATGGATTTTTCGTGCTAACCTTTATCTCTTCTATTTGTACTTTTAATAAATCTATTTCTTTTTTATTTATTAATGAAACTGTGTGTGAGTGCTCTGTATCATGTGTGTGATCTGCAACTTCATGACTATGGGAAGTATCTGCGTTTTCTAGTTGATTAACTTTTTCTTCTAATACTTTTATTTCAGATAAAAAACTCATATCAATACCTTTAGATGCACCTTCTAATACATCTATCTTAGTCATAACCTCACCATACTTAATGAAACCGCCGCCAATTGCTGCAATGACTCCGAGCAATGCTGCGACTCCTGCTAATTGACCTTTAATTTTATCCATTTTTAAGTACCTCTAACTCCATTAAGATTTGTTGTTTCTTTGTATTAATTTCCATGAGCTTACGTGCTTTGATTTCCATCTTATCATTTTGTATATAAGTTGCAAGACTAACATTTGCATAAATTAATCTATTATCTATAAGATTTAATTGGTCTAAATATATGTCTTTTGGTGCATAAAATGCAACATTATACAAATCTAGTGATAACTGATCACTTACCATTGCATCCATTTTTATAAGATTTTTAAGCTGTAGATTCTTTAATGGGTTTTTAATCTTTTCATCAACTTTAGCCATAACTTTTTCTAATTTAGGTTTGACTGTTTCTTTCGATTGTACTTTTTTTTGTTTGGTATTATTTTGTTTTGAAACAACGGATGTTGTAGCAGTCTCGCTAGCAGATTCTTTTTCTTCGGGTTCTTCTTTCTCATTTTTTGCTTCTACCATAGATGGTTTCTCTTGAACAGTTTCTTTTTCTTCTTTAGGTGGTGCAGTTTCCATTTTGCTTGGTCCGGGTTCCGTGTTCCCTGGCTCTTCTTCCTTTGCTGGTGCTTCTTCAATCATAGCTTTAGGTTCTTCAGGAGGCTCTTCCATAGTAGATGTAGATACTTCTTCCATCATCTCCATAAAAGGCATCTCTTCTTTTACCATTTGAACCATTTCTTCTTTCAATGTTTCAATAGGCATCTCTTCCATGACAGGAGCAAACATTTCTTCTACCATTGGTGATTCCATCAGGATGGCTCCAGTTGAAGTAGAAGCTACTTCAATCGTTATACCTGTTGATTCTATATTAAGTTCGACTCTAGAACCTTCTTCTAATTTACCTGATGCAAAAAACTCTTCTTCTATTATAGACTCTAGTCCAGATATAATGTCATAGATTTCATTCTCTGTAAGCTCTGTTGTATTTAAAGCTTCATTAATAACTGCTATCTCTTGGGTAGATAATGGTTCGTGATCATCTGTTGGAAAATCTAATAATAACTCAGCTCCTAATAAGTTAGGTCCTCGAAGTGCGGACGTACTTAAAGATCCATCAAATCCTTGCCAGTACCATTCATAAGATGCCCCACCAGTACCATTCCAAGTTAGACTATCTTCAAACTTTGCACTGTTTCCATAATAACCTGCATCATCTAATCTGGTTGTTGTCATGTCAGCTAATGTATTCCCATCAGCGTCTTTAATTTTTAAATGGAGAACATAACTGTCATTAGCACCAGTTGATTGACCACAACTAAAAGAACTGGACCCATCTTCACAGTTTTGAACTGAAAAATAAGAATTTAATATTATTCCACCATCTAATTTGTTTTGTGTTGCAGTATAGGTTGTGCCAGACTCAACACCTGTTACTCCAACTAAAGTATCATCAGCTGATACTTTCATATCACGACTTGACTCTAATTCTCCACTAAATGCTCTACCACAATGGCCGTCGATTGTTGTGCCACAGGTTATGGTAAACCCATTATGAGTTGAATTATTTGATAGATTGCCTGTGCCTGAGTTTACACCATCTAAATTATGGTTATCCATGCTGGATGATGTTGTTCCTGCGTTTGGTAAAATGTTGGTAGATGTAGCTGTGTCGTTTTCTGCTTTAGCTGAAAGTATTATTAATGTTAGTATTAAGAATGCGTATAGCCATCTCATTTCTTTTTTCTCATGTAATGTTTAGATGGTTCATAATCCCATCTTTTACCGTGATGACCTCTTATGTCAGCATACCACATTCTTAATCTTACTATCCATTTACGTACAGGTCTAGGCATCTTTTTTCTTTTTTTTCTTACACTGACAACGTGGACCAGATAACATATTAGCAATAGCTTCACAAAAATTATCTACAACCTCACAAAATTTTATAATATATTTATCTATCATTTGTTGTGAATAGGTTTAGTGTCTACAAGTTCTTTATCTAGTTTATCTAATTCTTTTGTCATTTCTTTTTGTGCTTTTAGATCTGCTTTTTCTCTATCTTTAATACGTTTAATATATGTTTTATAATCTGGTCTTTCGTGACCATATCTAGACCACAATGCCATAGCTTCCTTACCAATTTTGCCGTCAATTGGGCAAACTGTGCCCGCAGAAATCATGCTTTCAAATACGCGCTCATCCTGACAAAGTATCGCCACGGCTGCTACACGCATTCCAAAATCATTCAGTATTCTTGCTAACTTTAATCTTTCACAATTTTTATCTATAAAATGTTTTCCACCGCTGATACCAAGTCCAAATGTCTGTACACCCAATGATCCACCTACTGCACACACATCTTGTGTCATAGAATTGTATGATGGCGCTGATGATGTTGGTGGTGCAGATTTAATATTAGAATTAGATGTTGAATTTGTTGTTGTGTTAGAAGATGATCCAGACTGATATGTTGTTGCTCCACCTGTATACCCTCCCTCAATACTTGTGTTTCCGCCACTAACATTCGTTTGTGATTCTGCTGAACGTGCTGGTCCACCAAAAAGAGCTAACATCGTTAACATTATAATTAAGATTGCTGTAAATCTATAGTCCATCCTGGCACTCTCCATTATTGACATGATAAACACTCCTCATCTTTGTTCTTAGGATCGTCACATTGACAATCCTCACAAGTACAAATGCCATAGATATCTGCATGCAGTTCTTCTTGACAATGACATTTGTGATGACATTTTTTACATTTGTTTTTTTCCATATTACTTCGCTGCTGCTCTACAAGTAGGACAAGATTTTTTAAACCTTGTTTTATGTGTATTACAAACAATTTTTTCTATCACTGGTGTTTCCACGACAGTTTCTATTTCGTATTCAATTTCATCTTCCAAAATAATTGGTTTTTCCTTCTTACCAAAAAATTTTTCTATTAAAGATTTTATCCATTTAATCATTTTTTTTCCATATTAATGTATTGTTGGGTTGTGTTGCATAGTTGCCCTTGTCTAAAGCAAGTATGTGCGCGCACTTATATTCGTGCGGATCTAAGAATGATCAGTGTTTAGTATATTACTCTCTAGGTATGTAAAGTCAACTTAAGTTGCCAAAAAATAAATAGCAATAACAACTATAGCTATAGCAACAGATTTTTGCTTATTAGCGCTAACCCATGTGATTACTTTTTTTATATGATCCATATTTTTCTCCTTGTTTATTTTATTGTACCCCAATTTGGTCCAGATTCATAGTCTACTTTATTAGGAACTTCAAGAGAAACAGCACTTTCCATAATATCTTTTATTTTTTGTGCATGTTCTGGTGATTTAACAGATATATCAAGTTCATCATGTACTTGTATGTGTGGTATAATTCCCTCTTTATATAACTCTATCATTGCCTTCTTTGTCATGTCAGCAGCAGATCCCTGAATTAATTTATTTAATGCTTTGTATGTATACGCACGTTTGATCCCTGGTCCGTGTTCCATAAGTGCTGCTTCATGAGACAATGCTTTATGGATTCCGAATTGATTAGGTTCCCACAAATGGAACCTACACAAACGTCCAAGTAATGTTCTAACTTGACCTCGATCTTGTGCTCGACTACTAACATTATCCATCAGTTGTTTTACGAATGGAACTTTATTATGATAATGTCTAAATAGTTCATTAGCTTTATCTTTACTAACACCTAACTCTGCTTGTAATTTATTTTTACCCATACCATAGAACAGACCTAAGTTAATTGTCTTAGCTTGTGTTCTTGGTATTCCTGCCATGTCAGCTACAATACTATGAAAATCCGCATCACCACCGTGATACGCTTCTAATACATCACCCACACCATATAAATTTTGTAAAGCTGCATAATGCACTACCAGTCTAGGCTCTTGCTGTGAATAGTCAAAACAACCCCATGTATGGCCTTCCTCGGGCACAAATAGAGCCCTGATCCGTGGTCCGAGATCCTTGTTTCGTGCTGGAATCTGTTGAAGGTTAGGATTAGAATATGAAAATCTACCGGTCACAGTTCCACCATTATCGGATCTTAGTTGGTTGATGTCAGCGTGAATTCTCCCTTTATGAGAATGTTTTAATATGGTATCAATAAACGTGGTATGGGCTTTATTTATTTCACGGGCCTGAGCTATTTGTTTCACCACTGGATGTGGGTGATTTTGTAAAAAATTTTTAGTAAAAGAAGGTGCCGATGTTTTCTCAGTTCTATCGTAGTCTAGTTTCAATTTATCAAAAACTTGTGCAATGCTTCTTGCAGCCCATATTTGAGTGTCTACTCCTGTTTCTTTTTTTATTTCTAGGAGTAACTTATCTTCTTGTGATGCTAGCTCTTGCTTTAATTTATGAGCTGCTTCAACGTCTACGCATACTCCCTTAAATTTCATATCAATTAAACAAGGAAACAATTCCGTTTCCATATCCATGATTGAATTTATATCTTGATGATCTATTTCTTTTTTTAATTCTTGCCACAAGGCTAACGTAATTTCTGCATCTGCTTCTGCATAAGAACCTACATAAATGGCAGGTAGTCTATACATTTCTGCCTTGGCGTCAACCCCCCAACTTTTCGCTGCTTCATATAATTCTGTTTCATTTTTTCCTTTTCCAGTGTATCGTTTAGCACAATTGTTTAAGTCATAGCGCATTTGATTTTCATCAACTAGGGCCGATGCAATCATCGTGTCTACAATTTTTCCGCTGATACTTAAACCTAACGCGCGTATCCAACACACGTCATACATGGCGTTGTGAAATATCTTTGTGGCTGGTGTATTTAATACATCTTGAAACCATTTAAGGACCATTTTACGATCCATATTACCACCACCTTCATGAGCAATTGGATAATAAGCACACCAACCTTTAACAGCTACGGCTATTCCAGAAACATCTCCTTTACCTGTGACTGAACCTGAACCCATTTTTATTAAATCTGGATCTTTAGTTTCTAAGTCGATTGCAATCTCATCATAACCAGATAAGTCTGGAAAATTTTCTGGTGGTAGCCATTCTGTTTGTGGTTTAAATAGTGGTACTTGTATCATTTATCTCCTTTAATCTGTTATTGAATCGTATTTTAATTGGCTCATTTGCTCTAGTCTTGTTTTTGGTTCTGGATAGTCTCTCTCAATTGCCATATCAATGTAATGTTTAGCTTTTAATAAATCTTCTTTCTGATTTTTCTGTTTGTGGCGACACAAATACTTAATTGCGTTTCCTTCTGCAAATGGTAAATCATTTTTATTTATAAACTCTGATGGTTGAATAACCATACTCTTGTAATGATCACCACCTACTTGTTTTTTATATATTTCGCTCATAGTATATATCCTTTTTCATATTTTTTTGGTTCTATTATATGTAAATTTTCTTTTGTTCGTGTTGCACCTACATAAAATAATCTATTCTCGTCATCTGGATTTCTTTCATAGCCCTTCAAAGTATTTTCTGTAAGATCTGTTAACAATACAACGTTTTCAGACTCACCACCTTTTGCTGCATGTATAGTTGACAGTTCTATTCTTGGTTTCTCATTTAACTTCTCTCCATTTTTTCTCATTTTTCTTAAATAATCTACTTTAGTTTGCCCTGCATCATCAAATGCTTCAAACCAAACTGTTTTAATTTGAAGACCATAGTCACGTACTAATTGATCTATTCCGTAAAAAGATTCTTTTGCCATACCTTTTATTTTTTTCTTGTGCCAATTTTTAGATGTCATTTGTTTAGAAATACTTTCTATTTGTTTATATGAAACTAATTGTCCCTGTCTTAAATGTTCCCAGGCTGTAGCTGCTGTATGTAAATCTTGTTCATTACTTCTTTTGTATTTGTTGTTGTAGTATAATCCTTTTCTATACAAAGATTCCCCTATGTCGTTAAGCATGTGTCTAGTTCTACTTAACACTAACCAATCACCTTGAGACATGTCTATGCTTTCAATATCAAAATGTCTTTGTAAAGTTCCT